CCCTGTAACTATACTGCCTTAAGTGTTTCTTGGCAAGTATTAATGCTTCAAGTTCGTGTGGTATGGGCTGAAACAGTTTCTCGTTGTCTGGATCAATCTCATAACCAAATGGTACAACACGAGCCGCTACTCTAACTACAGGATGCCAAACCTTATCGCTCTTCTTAGGTTTAGGTAGTTCCCAGAAACCAAAATCCCTGTCATAATTGTACTCTGACAAGACTTACTCGTTTTTACCCTCTTTAGGTGGAAGGTAGAATATACCCCCACCAGAAGATGATACATCTACTTTTTCGACTTTACCCAACCCTGCACGGTCAAGTAGATCTTTTGCAGCAGCCATTTTATCTTTGATGCCAAGCTCCGTAGGATCTGATAGAGCGCTAACCATAGCCATAGCAGCTTTCGGCGCAGTCCTAGAGAAGTACGAACGGGTAGCTTCGGCAATTTCATCTTTGAGAGATTCGACAATAAGTCTTGTAGGTGTATTTTCACTGTATCCTGCTATCTTTTTTGCTGAAACCACGTCTCCACCTGCCTCGTCAAACAAGACCTCTAGAAACTTTTGTTGGTTTGGTGTTAAATTACGTGCCATAGGCTTTCCTTATAGTGGTTTGTCCACAAGAGTATCATATGCTTTCCATATGTCATTTATTTCAGTTTGGTATTCGTCAAGCTTATCACCCAGACTATCAGTGATCCCAGTAGATCTCTCAACTTGACTACGTAAGTCAAGCAAGTCTTTCTGTTGTTCCAAGATTGTTTGCATTTGTGTGCTAATCGTTGACAACCTTGTGTTAAGCCCTCTAACGTCATTATCTGCTACCGCCTGTTCTATTGCTTGAATACGAGAACTAAGATCTGCTTCCATATCCTGTGATTTAACTGTTAAGTCTGCATAAGCACTTTGTATATTTACATTCAGATCAGATTCAACTGTTTGAATGCGTGTACTTAGTTCGTTAGACTTAGAGCTAAACTTACCTGAAGCTTGAACTACTGTCTCAATGCCTGATTCTACAGCATAGAACCTTTGTAGTGTGTCATATCCATAATATATACCGCCACTAAGAGATCCTAGTATTGGCAGGGCAGCAGCTATGTACCACCCTTTAAAAGTAAACCCACCAACTTTAACTTCTGCATCTTCTATCATAATGTTTCCTACATGTTAGAGGAAGCTGACCCGTGTTGCATGATGTAAGCTCCTGCGCCATATACATCGTCTGCATCTTTCATATCGTCTGTAAGATAACCATTCCAACCAGTGCCGTATCCTGAATCATCCCAAGATATAACAAACTCGTCAACTGCTTGTGTATATGTAATAGCTGTATATGTTCCAACCATTATGTTATTACTTGCAGTGTAATTATCTATACTTGTAGTCAACTCCGTGTTGTTAGCTGCAGCCATGAAAGCACCTGCTTGTTGAGCATACTCTGCTACTGCATCAAGTGCGTTATTATAATCGTCAACTTCAGAAGCGTCAAGACTATATTCGTCTGTAGCAATCATCTCTTGTAATGCAACTTGTTCTGGCTTTGTATCTGCCTCTGAAGCAATGTCAGCAACGGATGTAGCAGTCATTAATACAGATGTAGCATCACCGAGTACATCAACCGCCGCAACTAAGTTATTCATAGCCGCAGTATGTTCTTGAATAAACAACTGATTCGCATTTTCTGCTGTAGCATAGTCATGATTCATAAGTTTACTCTTAGCATCTAAGTAAGCGCCTAGCATTGCCGAAGTTACTTTAGCACCATCTAATGCTCCATCAACAATAACACCACCAACTTCAGCATATCCTACTGCACCAATACCTAAGTTCAAAGATAGTTGTAACCGATTGTCTATAATATTAATAGAATCAATCAGTGACTGTATCTTCTGATCCCCCGTCTGGCTGTAATCGGGTGGTGGAAGTGACTCTGCGAGTAGACCTGAACCGTTCACTAATAGAGCGAGTATCCCTGCTGTTGTTAGCAATTTCTGCTTCATTGATTTCATTTGTTAAATCCTCTCCGATTCTTAATAAACTGTCCCAAAACTCTTTGTCTTCTTCGTACCCTACTATAAACGCTTTAGGGTTTTCTCTGTATTTATCTACTGCATATTTACCCATGAGTAGCTTACCAGTTAAAACATCCATAATAGGACAGGGCGTACTGGCTAAAATCATGGCCTTAAATACATCTGGATCACCACAAATTGTCGATATCCCAGAAACCTGTAAACCAAGACCTCCTATCTGTTGTGGAGTCCCTAAAAGTCTAGCATTCTTGCGTCTGTTACAGTATGCATCTTGTACCATTGCACCTTGAGATAAACCAAACAAACTTACCTGAAAACCCATAGTCGTAGGCATTAAACAAGAATCGTTTCCACCACCACCCATAACTGTAGGGGCGATACTGGACATCACAGGAGCTTTTTCCCCAGCTCCCGTTGCATTATAATTATTAGTTTCACTTGTAGAAGAGTTATTACTGTCTACAGTTGAATCTTGGTAGTTATTACTGAAGTCTCCAGTAACATCATTGCTCTTTACACTTGTCGCCAAGAACGTCTGTAAGATCAGAGTCCATACACATAAGTTGAAGTGCAGCAGAGTCTTGACCGATGAGAGATAAGGTTTGTGCATCTAAGTTCCGTTGACATTTCTTATTATCAGGAGGACAAGAGAGAGGCATTACTATTGATTGAGTACTACAAGCAGTAGTTATACTTAGCAAAAATACAAATGCAAGCAGTATCTTAGTCTTTGTTATAGTACCTATGTAAGATATCCCCACGAGTAATGCCTATATCCCTTAGTTCTCTGTCTGTTAGGTGGTTTAGTAAGTATAAGTCTGCACTAGCTTGTCGAGACTTAATAATGTGTTTGTTTACGCCTGAAATAGCTGAAAATATTGATTTTAACATGTTTGTATACCTTTATACGTTTAAGACTACCCATTGTAGCCTTTACGCACACAGTTATACTGATATGTAGTTGTTCTTATACAGATAATTCTGCATACCCGTTACCCTACAGGTACAAACGTCTCTGTTACTGTTAATATTGTATCAATATGCCCAGCGCTGGACGGTAATATACGTATTTTGTCTCCAGGTTGTAATATTAGGTCTATATCAGAGAAAGATATGTAGTCACTATGCGCTATAGACTTAGCACTTAGGAAGTGAGACGTATAATTAGCAGAAGCTACGTACCATTGTACTGAAACATTGTTAGTTCCGCTGGTAGAACCATTAGATATATGTATAAACGTTACTTCAGCAGTACAATTAGCAGGACATACATACACATCTTCTACAGATGTACCTGTATTGTGGCCATAAACAGACTTCATACGTGCAGGTTTACCTAAATTGTTTAACGACATGCTACCACTTTACCTTATTTGCCCAGTAAGCTGCACTCATCTTACCTTTTTTAATGTTTTTACCGTGTCTAGCCTTAAATGAAGCACGTTTCTTCTTCATTTTATCCGATTCACCTGATTTAGGCTTTCCTGCAGTGCTTGCACCCTGCTCACCAAAACGAATCATCTTAATAGTAGAGCCTTCTTTAGCTAAAACTACGTGAGATTTAGTAGGGTGGTTAGGTGTACGCTTAGGTTTGTTGTAACCAGAGAACTTCTCACCTCTATATTCAACCATTATGCTTTCCTACCTTTGCTCATTACTTTTTTCTTCGCTGTTGCACTCAACTCTTTTAGGTGAAACAATCTTTTACTAGTTTTACCATGTGTTTTACCAGAGTGCATCTGACCATTAGGCATCTTATGCATACCACCTTTATGCTCAGTACCATCTTTAAAATAATGTGGGACACCTTTAGCCATTATGCTTTCCTCGTTTTTCCAGACGCTGTAGTAGACCATTTCACTTTCTTAGAACTAGTCTTCTTAGCCGCTTCTTTCTTAGTTATCTTACCTGCTACAGCTTTTGGCCTACAAGCAGGGTAGGGGCGTTTAGACTTAGAAGCAGATTTACGTCCACAAGGCTTACCTGTCTTAACGTCTACCCACTTCTCACCATGCCATTTACCTAAGCCACCCTTCTTAGGCTTTTTTGCTGACTTTGTTTGCTGTCGAGCCACTGTACTTACCCCCTCTTTTCTTGTATTCCTTTACAAGCCAAGATGATGCATACGCACTAGGCCATACTTTAAACTTCTTCTTAGCCGCAGCAGTAACAGATGCATACAACTTCTTATTGGTAGGTGTAGGAGACTTAGCCATAGTTAACCCTTATAAGATGCACCGCACTTGGCGTAGCCACCCTTGTTGTAACCCATCTTCTTAGTCATGCCACCCTTAGAGTAGCCTTTTTTATTTAAACACTTACCTGCTTTGGCACACTTAGCCTTAGTTGGACAGGTACTACAATTCTTAAAGTTAGGCATACTATCTCTTTCCTGCTTTGCTGTTACGTTTAATACTTCTGTTTTTACTCGCCTTCTGAACACGAAGGTTAGTTCTGCTGTTATTATTTGGGTTGCCATCTTTGTGGTCAACATCCTTACCGTCATGCTTCTTGACTAGACCAGCCTTCTCTAACTTGTATCTAGCTCTCTTACGTGCCGCATTAGCTTTCTTACGCTCAGGAGACTTATCAT